TATTGTCGTGTTTATAAAGTTGTGTAAGTACATCATAGTTTTCGTCTGTTGTAGCCGCTACCATAAATACTTTTCCTGTTGTTAATGGTGTTCCTGCTACTTGCATTGCACCATATCCTGAATTGATATTATAAGACATATTGTTTTATTAATAGATCCATCCAACCATCCTAAGGAGACTAGAATAATCTAGTCTCCCATAATCTATTATGTTATTAAATTAAAGTGTTTACGCGGAAGGACAACTCATAATTAATCCTTTAGCTGACACAAAACAAATACCATAAGCCATACGTTGACCAAATGACATATTATCATTTGAAAAATCTGTTCCATTATCCATGTTAGGAGTCTTTAAGTTATTAGCTTCCCATTCTCGATAATGTGCTTGTAATTGTCCTGAAGAAACAAGACCCCACCATCTTCGTTTAGTAGAATCATAATTTCCATTAGCATCTGTTGCCAATTTAGGTAATACAACTTGTCTGTAACCTGAATAAGTATTTAAAATATTAGGATTTACTTCATCTACATCTCCTGTACTTTCTAATACTTTTCTAATATTTCTTCGTGTTTCTGGATCTTTACCACTAAAAATAACATTGAAGTTCATGTCTCTTACTTCACCGAAGTTATTAAAAGTATTAACTGAAGCAATTTGTTCAGCTAAAGTTAAAGCTCCTGTAGAAAATACTGGATCATTTGTAACTCTATTTCTCCAAGTTTCACTTGAATATTTTAAAGTATGAGCAGCATAAACTAAAGCTAAAGAATCACCACCTGTGTTATCAATAGTTTTACCATTTCTATCTGTATAAGAAGAAGAAGTAGCAAATGAAAAACGATGAGTCAAATCTAACTCTTTTCGTTCTGGACCATAATGTTTCAAAGAAAGCATTTTGTTTACAACGTCTTCTTTTTTACCATTGTTATCCATTTCCCAAGTAATATCAATTTCAATAGATCTACGAACCATTTTCATAGTTTTATTGTAACCAACAGCTACTTTTCCTTTAGAACTATTTTCACCTTCTGCTTTATTTTCTGCATAAGTGCCTGTGTCAAATTCATCGAAACGTTTAGTGTTTCCCATCCCTTTTGGCTGAGCTGAAACCATATACAATTGTTCTGCATTTTTTGGTTCAAGTTCTTGAGATGCGATGAAATCTTTTTCAATCAAATCTACCAATTCTGGTAAAGTTAATTGAGTCAAAAAATTAGTTTGCATATAAAGTTTTATTATTTAATTAAAGTTTTTGAAGCTAATATTAGCTACTTATGAAGTTGCTACATTGGCAACACTAGCTAAAGCATTAACCATAAAAATTCCTTCTGAAGCTGAGATAAATTTAACTAAAGTAACAACATTCTTTGAAGTTGCACCTTGATTAACTGATTCAGCATTTGAAAGATCCATAGTAGTTCCTTCTAAAGCAGCTGTTAAAGTTCCGTCAACATCATCACATCTTACTAAATCTCCTGCTCGTAACATATCTACAGAAATATCTCCTGCTGTAGAATATAAATCGTCAGTTGCAGCAATTTCTCCTAACATAATTCCGTAGTGCATACCTGAAGTAGCATCTGCTGGAATTAAAGCACCTGAACCATTTGCGTATAACAAATCTCCATTTGCATAAACAGTAGTAATAGCGTTAAGCATAGTAACTACGTTTGGTTTTCCTGTTTCTCTTTTAAACATAATTGTTTTAAATTAAAATTGTTAATTAAATATTCTCCTTAGGTTTTTTGGGCGGAGTATCTCTCCGTGAAGAATGTTATCTTTGGACTCTGATAACTAGAGATTATAGCAGTCAATAGTTTATTGACTACTATGTATCTTTATTTATCGCTCATTTTCTCGTTAATGTCTTTTAATGTTATATCTTCGGCATATTTACCCCAAAGTTTTTTACTAGCAATTTCTTTTGATTTTTGAATCGATCCTATTACTCCAGTATATGTCCAGCCAATAGCTTGCAACATTAACTCTCTAATAAACTCAACGTCAACTTCTAACACATTGTGTTTATATAATAGCTTAACCATTTTCATTGATGTCTTTTGAATAGCCTCTGATGCTTTTTTCTTATCATTCTCGGTTGTTGGTGTATCACCTAATCTAACATCAGATTGCGCAACAATTTTTAACAAATCTTTATCTAATTTAGATTGTTCTATTGATGTTGAATTTTCTTTTTTTACTTCAGCCATATTATTAAATGTTTAAGAAATTAATATCAAGCTCTCTTGTTTTTCCATTTGGCAATTGAACTTCGACAGTTTCAATCATATTAGTTACAAATAATTTAGCCCTTTTCCCATTGTTTAAAACTTTTAGATTATCATCCATCGTAGGATCAGCTGCTATTTTGCCTGTTGGTTGTTTATCTACTTTACTATTAATCTTTAAAATTTTAACATTAATTTCATTAGCATTATTCATAAAGAATAAAAAGTCTACCTTTTTATTTACTTCAGTACCAGTTTCTAAATTTAACAATGTAATCTCTTGCATTATCTTATCTTCTCTTCTATCTTTATCATATTCTAACCAAGTACCTTTAGTGGTATTAAATCCAACGCAAAGTTTACCTTCAAACTCTCGCATTCGCATTGTACGTTCTTTAACTTCGTCGTCCTCAGTAATATATTCATCATCAGCTAATTGTTTTTTCATATCAGCCAAATCTTTTTGCATTTGTTCTAGAATGCTCTTTGGCACTTCTATTTTTTCTTCTTCTATTGTTGTTGTTTTATCTTGTGACATATATTTATTTCTTTACATATTTAATTACTCCATCTACCATTTTTGCCTCCATACCAACTGGTGCCATATTTTGCATAGCTTCTAACCCCTTGCTCGACTGTGCAAAAGATTCTTTAACTGTTGTCCTCGGAAATGATCCTCCTGAACCTCCAGCTCCAATCGATTGTTTTATACTATCGATAGTACTATCTGGATAAGCTTTTTTAATAGCTAATTCAAGATTTTCTTCAAAATTGTTATCCACAGCTTGGAGTTTTCCAAGATAATGTTTAACAAGTTTTTTTCCTTCATCGTCAAATGATGATAAAGCTTTTTCTTCTCTAGTACTAGACATTTCTTTTTTAATGCCTTCTTGAACCGCTTTATTAACATCTTCAGAAGTTAAGTTTATTGCTCCTGTAATTAAATTGCCGTCCTCATCAAATTCCTTTCCTGAAGTTTTTAGCTCTTTCTCCATCGCTTTATTTTTTGCTCTAAATTTTGCGAAGTTTGAATTAGCTAAATCTCCAGCAATATCGTTGATGTTGTCATCGTCATCAAGATTTAATGTTGTTCTTAATTGTGAAAGTTCTTCTTTCCTCTCTTTATTTTTGTCTGATCCTTTTTGAAGCCCTTCGACTTCTTCTTTGGTGTAGACTTCTTCTTCTACCCCCTCATCGTTTGTTACCATTTTTGGCATAGTTTTTGTACACTTATAGTTTACTAAGTCTTGCAAGCCCCTAGACAGCTGAAAGTGTAATTAATTTTTAAATTTTATAAATATAATTTTTTAAAACTATATCTATAAATATCATAATGCGCTATGAATATTAGTTTTGGTTGGTTTCTGTATTGCATCTGGATTTTCTATTCTTGTTGCCCTTTCCTTTAATAATTGTAATCCATTAATTGTCATTCTTATATCTTTAACTTCATCGAAATCTTTTGAATCCATTGCTAACCGTCCTACTAATCCTGCTACTAATTCTTTACTTTCATTCTTTACAAACTCACTTTTTAAAAATTCTTGTGCTAGTCTATAATAATTTCTTCTTTCATCAGTTGGTTTGGATGTGTAATCATAATATGTTAAACCTTGCTTTATTACTTTTTCTACTACAACTTCTGGGGTTGACTTACTTTTTAATGTATTGTAATCATCCCTAGTCATCAGTTGTAACTGCTTCATATTATTAATTATAGTTTTCTGTTCCACTAACTCTTCTCTTAATCTTTTATTTGTTTTAAACATATTCATATATTATTGTTTAGCTGTTTCTGTTAATGATGGTCGTTGTTTTGCTCCTCTTGCTCCTTCTGTTAATTGTGAACCAATCAATGACTTCGCTCCTTGCACTTGCTTTGAAAGTTCTTGTTGTTCTGGGCTTTGTTGTTGTTGTTGTTGATTTCCTTCCTCTTGAAAAAAATCTTTGACTTGCCATCTATATTCAAATTCATCAACAATCTTATTAGGATTAATATTTTTTCCTGTAATATCTCTAATTGCTACTGCTTGCTCTAACTCATCTTTAAACATTATTCTATTTAATGCAGAGCCTTCTCTCCTTTGTTGAGTCACAACAATATGCCAGAATACGTTAATATTCGATAACATTTTAAGATTAATAGCACGGAATCTAGTAGGTCTTCCAGCCTTCTCTTCAGCTCTCTCAAATTCAAACACTGCTTCTTTCTCAACTTGTTCCATTGGACGATCAGTAAATTGAATAATCTTTTTACCACGTTTCCCGTCAGAGAACATTGCATTACTATTTGTAAACTTATTAAACACATTCTGGATAACTTCAGTACCGGGATTTAAATGCCTTTTAACCGGAGCTGTAAAATTCTCTAATATATTATATATCCTAAGATATGGAGCATCTCTTTTAGCTCTCATATAAGCCGCTACGATATGCCCTAAATTCTTAATAGCATTAGTTTGTAGCTGCTGTATTTCAGTAGCTGTTTGTTCGCCATTACCCTCAATCCCTTCTCCTAAACTGCCTACTCCGATAAATCTTTCAGTCTCCTTATTAATAAGATCATGCATATTAAACTCAGCTTGTGTAATGCCTTTATTATCAGGATTAATCAAAAATACATCATCCTTATCTATACCTTGAGTAACAGCACCTTCTTGAAACACATCTCTCGAAATATTTTTGCCAGATGCTGTGCTGATGCCCAATGCTGGTTCAATAGCTTGTCTGAATTTCTTTACTAAATTTCTAATCACCTCATCATTCAAAGCCTGTAAAGTTTTGGCAGATGCCACTGGTGGTTTTCCGTAAGCAAAATCAGTATCAATCTCCTTAATAGTCGTCATATTAAAAGTAAAACGCCTATTTGGAAGTACCTCATACCATAGGGGAGTGCTGTCCTCCATCATTCCTACTCCATTTAAAATAACATAATATTCATTATTAACGGGATCAATAATTCTAACCTCTTCAACCATATTATCTTGTACATCATTCATTCTATAATAATTTGGTGAATTTTCATCATTATTATTGCCTGGTTTAACATGTTCCCATCGTGACCAGTTTTGGTAAATTTGCTTAGTAGCAATATATGAACGCTGTGAATATACAACTATATAAGGTTGATCAGTCTGAAAATTTCTTGCTGGTACAAACATATCTCCTAAGTAAACACGTAGTCCACTGACTAATACTTTCCTTGCTTTATGGTGAATTTTTTGTTTAGATTTTGATTTTAGATCTTTACTATATCCATCAGGACTCATCCTAACTGGATTTCTATGATTAAATATTTTATATTCATCAACTTCTTCGAAATATGATACACGCTGTGTAATAGTCTCTCTTAACCAAGCTTGCCAAAAATCAGCATCTTTCTCCATATCGTCAGTCCTCTTCACAACATCCATCATATCTTGACCCAAATTCTTCAATTCATTATCAGCATCATCATAAGCTAAAGCTTCCGCTTCAAGATTCATCGAAAGAACTTCGTTAGACAATACTTCCAACTTCTTTTCAGTAGTTCCAGTTACAATTCTAATCTCATCATCATTAATCTTCGGTCTAAGATATGCCATTGCAGCCAATTTGTTAGTATAATAATCCTGTTCATAAGTCATATCATCGAACTCTTGATAAGAATTATCCCTTTGCATTTTAGCGTCCTTACACATTTGAATAAACAAACCGTGCCGCTCTTGTTGTTCCGGAGTGTATATAAGAGTAGGAGTGTTAGATTTATTCTCTAACTCCTCTTTGTTTTTAAGTATAGGTGAATTTTTAGCTTCTATTTTCATATATATATGAGCGTTAATTAAATGGCTGAGTTTAAGTTATTTGATGTTCTCTTAATAGATGTGGGATTATTATTTGACTGTTCTGCTGAAGTTTTCCGTTGTGTTGATGTAAAAGTTTTTATTTCGTTATTGGAATAAGGATTTAAAAATGTAAGCATCAATGCATCAAAAGTATCAGGGGATCTTCCATATTTCTTCCTAAGGTCTTTCTTCGGCATAATCTGAATTTTTCCTCCAGCATTCCGTCTATAAGGAATAAAAGTTGCCTCATCTCTCCATATAGGATCTCTATAAACTTCAAATCCTGATTTAAATGCTTTCCTTAATGTCCAAAACGCTTCTGCCCTGCGATTTAAGTATAATGCTTTTGCTTTATCCTTTTTAGATTTGTCTCCTACATTAATTGCATTTATCTGAAAATTCTCCTTTGCTAATTCTACTGCACTGTCCGTTCCTATTCCAAATCCATCCATCCAAATATTCTCTGGTCTTATTTTATGAATATCTGCTAGAGTCCGTGTTCTATTAGCTATCGTTGTTTTATTGGATGTTTTTTCTCTCGCAACTATATGAGCCTTAAACTGATCCCTTACTATCCATATCGTTTCATCTGTTCCTCCTCCTGCTGGATCTATCCCCATAATAGTAGTTCCTATCCAGTTGTCTCTTATCTTTTTTTGAAGTGGAAAATCTATCTCCTTAATATCTTCCTTGTGGACAAGTGGTGCATAACCATCATCGTCTGTAGAATCTTCCTTCGGAAACTGTCCGAGAACCCTGATACGATACTCATCAGAATTTTCACCATGCTGATCAATAATATCCTGATTGTAATCATCCCTAACTATCGGTGAATCTATATTAGAAAATGAGAATCTCTGCCAACGCTTCTTTAGCTTAGGATGATTATGACTATCATAAAAATAACCATTTAGATTAGTTGGATTTGAAAATAGCATGACTAATATGTCCTTCTCTGTAAGTGAACCTTCCATGGTATTAAATACTTCTTGATGAACACCTGATGCTTCGTCCGCCAAAACCATCACATGTTCACCATGAACACCGGCTAAAGCTTCTGTTGAGTCCTTCTTGGCTGTTTTGGCTGATGCAAACCAAGATGCTGGCTCTTCCGTCATCCTAATATAAGTAGATTGACAGTCGAACTTTCCTTGCCAACCTTCTGGCATCCTCTTGATCCATATAGATATTTCTTTCCAAAGAACATCAAATAATTGTCTTGATGTTGGTGCTGTACACGCAATTTGTGAATTATGAAAGCAGAATAGCCTCCATATCACCGTTAAACTTGTCATACAAGACTTACCTATACCATGGCCAGACGATGTGGAAATTCTTTTTGATGCTTTCCCTGCTATTGCAGCTTCTAAGCCTAAAAAAATCGCCCATTGTTGCCATGTCAAATGTAAACCTTTTATAAATGGTTCAAACCAGTCCGGTTGGAACTTATCAAATTCGTTATTTTCTATTAAGATGTTTGCTGCTACTTTAAACTCTGGTTTTAGTGGTTGAGGTGTAATATTCCACATATCTTCAATAAAAAGAAGTGGGGATTTACGCCATTGTGGAAGTTTTTTTTCTAAAAATAGCTGTTGTTTGGATTTATTTTTTATGTTTGACATGGCAGTCGGTTGACTTCTCACTTCGCTTAATGTATAATGAGAAGGTAATTATTAATATATAAATGTTATGGAAAAAACTATGAAAAAAGGTTTTAAGTATGATTGTTATAATCTTGGTATTGAAGATTTAACTAGTTATATCGGTAAGCTTTACTCGGGTGGTATGAGTGCTAATGCAATTGCTGAACACTTTTTAGAAAAATATGGATTGACTACCTCTGACAGAAACGTCTGTATGTATGTAAATAGGCTTGGTATAATGCGATCGAGATCTGAATGTAAAAAAGTTGCTATAAAATCTGGTAGGATGGTCTATAAGAAGAAAGAGGAGTGGGAGAAGTATAGTGCTAAACAAGTCAGTGCTGGTGTTAGGTTGAAAGTTTTAGCTAGAGATGACTTTAAGTGTGTGCTTTGTGGGAATGGTCGCCAAAATGGATATTCTGTAGAATTACATCATAAGAATGGAGATTCTAGTGTCGAGGATAATTTGGAGACACTTTGTTTTTTGTGTCATCGTGGACTACATGAGAATAAAAAGAACTTGTAATACTGGTTTATTGACATTTTGTCAAGTCAATCGTGAAAAATTGTGCAATCCATTTTTGTCCGATATATGTTAAAGGAGAATCGCGTTCGGGGGGTCGCTCGCATATGAGCGATTCTCTTTTTTTACTAATATTAGTTATTCTCTGCTCCTATTGGCTAATGTTAGTCAATATTAGATTGATTGTCTAATACTAGCTAATATCTATTTACTTCGCTTAATCTTGTAGTACTTTACTTAATCTATATTAAGCGAAGTACTCCCTCTATTTGCCTAACATTAGCACAAAAGCCACTGTACTGAGTGGCTCTTATAAAATGTCAGCTATTATTATCATCCTTGAGTGCGTCGAATGCCTTGCCAAGCGATAAATCGCCAGTGATTCGTTGGTCAATCTCGTGTGTGTCCTTCCAGCCGAAATTCTTCAATGCGAAAATGTCGCCAGCATTACCTCTTCTCTTCAAACTTTTTTCGTAAGAATTGGCGACTCTGTACTTTGCCGATCTTATTGTGTCAGTAAAAATGTCCCTTTTCTCGTAATCAATTAAAGTTTCTCTTGTTGTATCTAGTGCTAATGCTAGTCCAGTTATTGTGATCTCAATTTCTTCAGTTTCTTTAAAATATTTATCGATGATGACTTGCATCTCCTCCGGAGTTTTAAATTTTAGTGGTCTACCTGTTCTCATATATTTAAACTTATATTTATTATACTGTAATAATACCACAAACCTTAAAACAGGTCTATACTCTTCAACCCTTACAACATATCAGCTTTTATTTTTAAACAGCTTACAATCCAATTTTGAGCCTCTCTATTTCTGTAAAACCCCACCTGTCGCCAATAATTTCAATTTTCAACTAAAAATGTTATTAACTGTTATTAATTGTTATTAACTCAATAACAGTTGTTAACAACCGCTAAACCCCCCGTCTTTATTACCTAATATCAATTAAATCAATAATAAATGTTAACTCTTGTTATTAACTGTTATTGAGTTAATAACACTTTGCACCCCTCTTTTTTCCCTAACCTTAGTAAAACTCAACAATAAATGTTATTAGTTTAGTTATTATCAATCAAAACTATTTTATTTATATTAATTTATACTTATATATATATATATATTAATAAAAAGTATATAAATAACTAAACTAACCCCCCTTTTACTAATATTAGCTAAAAAAAGTGTTATTAACTCCTTAAAACTAATAACACAAAGCTAAACGGATAACACTTTTTACGGTTTTCCGCACAATTCGTACAAAAACAACAAACAAACCATAATAATAAAAATAAATAAATTATAAGCAAAAACCCCCAAAAACCCCCTAAAATACGCCCCTTGACATAAACTCTAACAAGATGTATTATTAAAATATAAAGAAACAAGTTAAATTAATTAATCCCAATTAAAAAATAAATATGAAATTAAATTTAAATCTAAACCCAAAAGAAAAAACAAACTACACTATCAAATATTACCAAAAATTTATCAATCAACTAGAAGACAAACAAAACATCTTAAATCGTTTATACTGGCAAGGATACGAGGACGGAGCCAATAGCTAAGCTAATATTATATCATTGATATATAATATAACCCCGCTTGTTGTAGCAAAATGCAAGATTCCAGTTAACAAGCGGAAGCAATAAATTACTAATTAATATATAACATTCAATCAAAATGAAAAAACAAATTAAAAACTTCACAATCAAAAGCTACCCCGGAAGTATTAGGATTTTTGAACAGTTCAAAGATAAAGAATCTAATTTTTATCTCATTAACTGTGAAAATTCATCAAAAACATTTCAATCAATCAATTCAGTTAAAGATATTAAAAAATTAATATCCAATGAATAAACTAAAGAATATGTTGATAACAAAAATTGTAAACTTAAAATAGCAATTAGAGAACTTGAAGTTTTACAAGATTGTTATCTCAACGAAAATTAACAGGTTATAAATTAGAATATAATAATAGATTAAATTATTTAATATATGAAAAATAAAACTTTCAAAGAAATAAAAACAAAAAACAATCACAAAAAAGATACAATCTATTTATTCACATCATTAATATTAACACTAGTTTTATATAATATTTTAAATAATATCTATTTAATGTATTTATAAATCTAAACAAAATTAATTAAATAATAATAATAATAATCATATGCAAAATTATAGAACACAAGAGCAATATAACGAATTAGTAGAAAATGCAATTAACGGCAATTGGTCAACAGCCTTTAAAAATGGACTTGAAGGCGGCTTTTTTGCACAGGACTTAATCAAATTCTATCAACAAGATGACAACATACAGGTTGAAGATTTAATTT